AGGGCGTGCGAGGCGTACGTCGCGACGGACGACAGGGCGAGGACGTCGACCGAGGTCCACTCCCGGGGCTGCCGAGTCAGCACGCACAACGCCCCGACCGGCTCGCCCTGGAACAGCACCGGAGCGCCGAGGTAGCCGCGCCACGTCCCCGTCCACGGCAGCTCGCACGTCAGCGGGTGAAGCACGCTGTCCTGCACCGCGAACACCTCACCGCCGACGACGTGCTGGCAGCCGGACTGCTCCGACGGCCACGGACCCTCAGGTCCGTCCGGGACCGGCCACAGCGCTACGTGGTGCACCAGGTGCTCGTCCACCAGGTTCAGCTGCGCGGCGTCGGCCTGCACCATCTCCGCCGCCGTCCGAACCAGCCGGCGCAGCCGCTCCGTCGCCGGGCGGCCCAGCAGCCCGGACCGGCGCAGCGCCTCCAGCCGGACAGGGTCGGCGAGCGTCACAGCGCGACCCGGAGCTTCAGCGCCACGACCTCATCGAGCAGTTCCCGCAGCCGGGCCTCCATGCGCGCGAGCTCGTCCCGGCGCAGTCGGTCCCGCTCGAGCAGCGCGTCCTCGCGCTGCTCCCACTCGGCGCGCTCAGCGGCGTGCCGGGCGTCCTGTTCTCCACGCTCCTTGCGGAGCCGCTCGTTGTCCTTCTCCAGCTGCGTCAACGACCGGCCTGCCGCGAGCTCGGCGGGGGTCGGGAGGCTGCCCTTCGGCTGTCGCTTGCTCAACCAGTCCTTGATCAGACCGGCGAGAACGGTGCCACCACCGCCCACCCCGAAGACGGCAGCCAGCAGCGTCAGCGTGTTGCTCACCGGGTCGCTCGCTCGATCTCCCGTGCAGCGTCGGCGAGCCACTGCAGCTTCACCGCCCGCAGGCCGCTGAGCATCGCGACCGCCAGCAACAGCCCGCCGGCAGGCAGCCCGTTCAGGCCGTTGATCGCCATGATGGCGACGGAGTAACAGGCACACGAGCTCGCGATGAGTTGCAGCCCGCGGGGGACGGCGGTGGCGTACCAGCGTCGCCACAGCCCCACGCCGATCAAAACCCCGCCGACGAGCAGGTTGATGCTCCACACGACCGCCGCCCAGCGGGGGAGCACCTGCAGCAGGCTCGACGGGACGTCGGTGAGAACCAGGGCGGCGAGGCCGGACAGGATGCCCCAGACGGTCAGGAGCACCTCGAGTGGGCTTTCCAGCAGCGGTGCGGGGGTCTGCTGCACCAGCCAGGAGCGGCGAATGCGGGGGTCGAGCAGCGGGCGGGAGCGGGTCACGAGTAGGTGCCGTTGCTGTCCTCGACGCGGGCCTCGATCTCCCGGTTGCCGGGGATCGTGACGACGGTGCTGCGGCTGGTGCCGTTACCGGTGATCGTGAACCGGAAGACTTGCCGCTTGCGGAGCTTGTACGGGCGCAGGTAGTAGGCGTTGGCTGCCGTCGGGTTGCCGATGACCGCCGGGTCGCCCTCGGTCTGCTCCCACAGGTAGGTGAACGACGGGTCGAGGTGCCCGACGCCGATCAACTCGATGCGCGTCCCGGGGTACGCAGCAGCAGTGTTCGGGCTGATCCCCGCGCTGTCAGCGGCGGCGAGCACGGCGACCTGCACCATGCGGGCCTTGCCGGTGGTGGCGGCAGCGCCGGCCTTCGTGGTGCGGAACGGCTTGCCGGTGAACGTCCGCTGGGCGAGAGCACTGTTCGCCGGCACGAGCACGTCGGTGCTGTCGGCGACGACGACGGAGCAGCCCCCGACGTTCAGGCTGTACGCGGTCGCGCGCTTCGTCAGCCCGGCGGGCACGACCCAGGCGTCGTTGACGGCGCTCTTCTCGATCACCAGGTGCACCAGGCGGACGGTGCGGTCGGTCGTGGAGGTCGGGAGCACCAGGTCCGGGGTGGCGTGCGTGTCCGTCGTGACCGTCTGCACGGACGTGGCGCTGGCCGCGATCGGGTTGGTCGCGTCGTGCCCGCGGTAGAGCACGGCGCCGACGACGAGGCGGGCGGCGGCGTACGTCGCGCTCGTGTTGAACGCGACGTCGCCGTTGGTGACGTCGGTGGGCGTCAGCAGGGCGCGGTGGACGGCCCCGTACGCGTCGGGTGCGATGCCGCTGGTGCCGAACGTCCCGGCTTGCAGGACGGTCGGGTTGACCGGCTCGGTGAAGACCGGGGGGGAGGGGGCGTCGTTGGTGCCGTCGATGAGCACGAGCAGGTCCCCGGCGGCGGCACCGTCGGGGAGGGGCGTGCTGAGCTGCCCGGTGTTGGCGGCGGCGCGTGAGGTGGTTCCGGCAACGACGATCGCGGCCATGCGGGCTCCCTAGTTGGTTGCTCGACGGGGGGCGTGGCGGGTGGTCAGGTGCTATGACACCGGGTAGAGTTGGTGCTATGACACCAACTAGTGCTAGTGGCCCTTACGAGCCGACCGGCTGGTGGCGCGCACTGCTCCCGGACGGCTCTCTGTGGTGCGAGTCCAGCGATGAGCAAGAGGTCCGCGAGCGCGCCTCTCGGCGTGTGGGGACCGTCGTGCAGCGTCACATGCGGCGCGTCGATGAGCGGTGGGAGAACGCGCCCAAGCCGTCCGCCAACGCGCGCCCGGAGGTGTTCGGTGGCTGAGCGCGACAGCGGCCACGGGCTGACGAGTAACAGCGAGCGCGCTGGACAGTGGCTGCGCCGAGCAGTCGCGGAGGCGCTGGCGAAGGCCGCTGACGGCGATGCCTGCTTCGACGGCGAGCACGAGGACCCGGAGATGTGGGAGGCCAACGCCGAGGACCGCGACTACTGGCTGCGGCTCGCCGACGCTGCTGTTCGGGCGCTTCCCCGCGAGATCCAGTCTCGTCGCCGAGAGGTGACCTGCCGCCGTCCGGCTGGCTGCCGGTTCGGGCAGGGCCAAGGCGACTGGTCCTGCGGTAACGACGACTGCGAGGCCGAAGGTGTCGAGCGCCCGCAGCCGTCTGCTAGCGCCCGCTCTGATGAGCGGCCGCTATGACACCTGACAGACTCGCCGCCGTGCCGAACCAGCCCAAGACCCCGATGCACTCGTTCCGCGTCAACCACGACCTGTGGCTGGCAGCGAAGGCGAAGGCAGCGGAGCGGGACGAGAAGGGCGGGCTCAACGGGGTGCTCGTCCGCTACCTGGAGAGGTACGTGAAGCGGTGAGCGGAATGACGCAGGTCTGTCCCAGTAGGTATGAGCCGCTAGCCCGCGCTGACGGCACGCACACCTGCTGCCGCCTGGAGTGGCACGACGGTCCGCACCTGTGCCCGCTCTGCCGGTCCACGTGGACGGTGCCAGGCGGAGCTGTGACGCCAGGTCGGCCCTAGTACGGCAGCCCGAGGGCTGCACGCCCGAAGGCACGGAACGACAGCGCGCCGACGAGCTCACCGGTCGCGGGCGGCGTGTAGTTAACGTCGGAGTGGAAGTAGTAGAGGGACCGGACGTACTTCTCCGCCGCGTACCGCAGCGAACCCGTGAACGCCGGGTCACCGATCAGCCGGGCGCGGGTTGCGTCGGGCGCCCCGGCGTCGGTGGAGCACTCCGCGATGATGAGGCTGCGCGCGCCGAAGCCCTTGCCGACGTAGAACGCCTGCACGGACGCGATGATCGCCGCCGGGCCGCCCGAGCCCCAATTGTAGACGTCCACGCCGGGGCAGACGACGGCCTTCTCCGCGGCGGTCAGGTCGGTCCAGAAGTCCCAGTGCTCCGGGCTGCGCTTCGTCCCGTCCGGGTATGTCCAGCCGCGGTGCGTCGCGCCCATCAGGATCGGCACGTACACGACCCGGCCGGCGCCCCACCGGGCGACGATCTTCGCCCAGGCGCGCTGCGCCTTGCCCCACGCGACCCGCGACACCTCCTTGCAGCCGGCCTGCCCGGTGCCGGTGTTACCGGCGGTGTCGTTCTCCGGCTCATGACCGCACGCCAGCTCGAAGACGTCGTAGCCGGCGGGCAGGTTCGCCGCGATCGACTGCACCAGGCCCTTGGCTCGGGCCAGCTTGCCGCCCGCGGGGAGGGACGCGCTCGCGAACCCCGCGGCCTGCCAGGTGTCGTACTCGTCAGCCCACACGTCCCACTCGGTCAGCCGGATGTTGTTGAGCGACCGGGTGAAGCCGTTGGACGGGTCACTCGCGCTGCCGAGCGCCGCGTACGTCGCCGGGAACAGCGCCTCCTGGTTGAAGGAGTGCCGGGCCTGCAGCGGGTTGTCGCTCGTCGGCACGTTCGCCTTGAGGTTGTCCCGCAGCTCGAGCAGCTTCGCGATCGACGGCGCGGAGGCACCCCACTTCGTCCCCGACACGACCGTGTCACCAGCCGGGGTGAACGGGTCGCTGGTCCGCCGGGGGCTCATCCCGACCGCGTTGACGGCCTGCACATCAGCGGTGTGCGCGGCGCCGTTCGGCAGCCCGGACACGTCCCACGTAAGCACCGCCGGGCCGAGGGACTTCGACGCGACGACCTGCCCGTCCCGCAGAAGCCGAGCCCGGTAGCCGGTGATCGGACTCGTCCCCGCCGAGGCAGGGGCGGTCCAGTTGACGGTCGCGGACGCGTTCCCCGCCGTGACCGCGATCGACGCGGGGATGGTCGGGGCAGCCCGGGGCGCGTCGTCCACCTGCGGGTAGCCGTCAGCGGCGTCCACGACCCGCAGCCACACCGACCCTGCACCTGCCGGGGGAGGGGCCGGGGCGTTCGGGTCTTGCAGCGACGTCGCGAGCGTCGGAACACCGGACGCGGGGGCGTCGGACCAGGCGTCGCCCTCCCAGCGCCGCTGCGGGCCGAACCTGCCGTCGAGGGACTCGAGGTCCATCCCGGCGGCGTTCCAGCGCAGCGGGTCGGCCGGGTCGCCGCCGAGGAAGGTGAAGACCTGCCGGTCGGACGCGGACGGATCACCGACGACGGCCTGGTGGCCGCGCTGGATGCCGGTGAGCGCGAGCATCGCGTAGGTGTCCGGGACCTCGTCCAGGCCGGGCACGGTCGCGCCAGACGCAACGACCGCTTCTGCAGCGGCCTGCGCTTCCTCGGCAGCAACCCGAGCCGCGATGGCGTCCTCTACGAGATCCCCAAGTTCGATCGACTTCATGACGATGTTGGTGACGTCCAGCCCGCAGTCCACGACGATCTGGATGTCCGGGGCGAGGAACGCGGGCAGGCTGCCGTACTTGTCGTCGGTGACCAGGCTCATGGGCGCACCGTTGAGGTCCCGCACCGGGAGCGAAGTGGTGCTCGTGCCGTCAGGCCGAACGGTCGCGGGGCGACCAACGAGCGGTTCGCCGTCAGGTCCCCGCACCAGCGCTGACGACTGGCCCTGATAGCCGTGCTGGTACCAGGTCACGCCGTCGATCACTACGGACACGGGGCCTCCTCGGGCGTGGTGTGCCTATGCGGATGCATGTGCAGGCGGTAGGATCGGGGCATGACAGAGACTGCGGCGACGAGCCGCTACCGCGTGCGCTTCCTGGTTCCGGCGGAAGTCACGATCGAGTTCGACGCAGCAGACGAGGACGACGCAGAGGACCGCAGTTGGCCGCTGGCCCAGGCTTACTTGCAGTCGCTGATGCCGCAGTACGGCGATGGAGTGGCGTCGATTAGCGCCGACCTGGACGGCATCGGAGCAGAGTCGATCGAAGCGCTGGAGTGAGCCCGCGCGAGCCGCTGAAAAACCGCGTCGTCCGCGTGTCCGATCGGGCGTGGCAGGCGGCGCTGGACAAGGCCGAGGAGCGCGGCGAGGTGCTGTCCGAGGAGATCCGCAAGTTCATCGAGCGGTACGGGAGGAAGAAGTGAGCGAGGGCAGCAGCGCTGCAGGCTCCTACACGCTGACGTTGTTCAGCGACGGGCTGCTGTCGAAGTGGGGGTTCAGCGATGGTGACGAGCCCGAGACGTTGCAGGATTTCCGCGATGCCATCAGTTACAAATGGCGCTCCGACTGGCACACAGTCCTGACGCGCCTGGTCCGCAATCACCTGCTTCCGGCGCTGGATCAGCACGTCGAGGTCTACGAGATGGGCACCAACCACAACCCGGTCAGGGCTCAGGTCATCGACGGGTCCGAGGTGAGTGACGCTGTGATCTACGGGAACGAGCCAGAGCCCCGCTTGACCCCGGAGCACGTCGAGGTCACCTGGGAGCAGATCGCGCGGGCTGACGCCTTATCTGTCGGCGCTCGCCCTACTCCTCGCTGAACGTGCAGGACAGGGACACCGCGGAGGCGGCGTCGACCTGCAGGGCGTTGGTCCCGGAGGTGCGGTTGCCGCGCGGGGCGAAGGTCTGGGTGGTGCCGCGCATCGACGCGGGGATCGCCATGCGGCCGGGGACAGGCAGCGCCGGGGGCCGCAGCCCGGCTGCCAGGCTCACCCGGTACTCGATCGCCTGCGACACCACGGATTCGCTCAGCCGCGCCCACTGCTTGCCGGTGATCGTGGAGGTGCCGGAGCCCGACACCTGCGCGCCCGCGACCTCGTAGCGGAAGTCCAGGTACGCCGCCCACGTCGGGATTGCGAGGTCGAACGTCCCCGCGTCCGGCCAGCGCGAGTCCTTGTCCGCGACCAGCCGCTCGTCCTGCCCCGACGTGAGCGACCGGGAGCGGATCACCGTCAGCGACCGGGGCTGGTAGCCGCGCATGTCGACCACCGCAGTCGGGGCGACGATCCCCGCAGTGGTCTGGACGAGGGCGAGGATGTCGTCGTCCACCACCCCCGGCTCATGGCGCAGCCCGGCCACGGGTGCCTGTGACGAGCCGCCCTTCGACACCCGCACCGACGACTCGCCGCCGTTGGCGGCGGTCTGCCAGTTGCGGCGCACGTAGATCGTGTCCCAGCGCTGCCCTGACGTCGTTGGATCCAGCGTCAGGGTGATCGTGGTGCCGTTGGTGTCCAGCACCCCGCGTCCGTACTTCTCGCCCGCGCCGACCCTGACCGAGTGAGCGGCATCGGAAGCCGTGACCTTGAAGTGGTTCGGACCACCGCAGGCGTAGAGCTGTCCGAGGTAACCCGTCAGCCGACTCCACTCCTGCTCGTAGATGATCTCGTCATAGCCGACGCTCTCAGCGAGCACCACCTCAGTCGCCACGTCATCTCACCTTCTGGTCGCGGGCGCCGGCAGCGAGCCGAGCCAGAGCACGGGCCATGCGTTGGTCCGAGCTGTCCGAGCGGTCCCCGACAGCAGGCTTGAACGACGGCCACGCGCCGGGCTGGTGGTCAAGGGTCACTTCGGTGATCCGGTCGTTGATCGGCTGGTCGGCGTTGAGGTCGAGGACCACGCGGCTCCCGACGTCGTACGCGGGGTAGGCGAAGTCATCGGTCTCGACCAGCTCGACCGTCGCGGACGTCTTCGCCGCCCCGTCGTCCAGCGCGTCCTGTCCGCGCTCGGCGAGCGTGTCGAGGTAGGCGTCGTGCTCCTCGTCCTCCGCGGCGCGGGCAGTCACAAGGGCTGCTTCGGCGGCGGTTCGGGCCTTGACCGCGTCGTCGTAGTCCTTCTGCGCCGCGTCGACCGCATCCTCGAGCGACTGGTTACCCGGGGTGTCCGCGAGCTCGGTCTTCGCCAGCCGCAGGTCCGTCCGCGCCTTCTCAACGTCGCTGCGGCGGTCGATCGCGTCCTTCGCGGCCTGCTCAGTGGTGTCCTGTGCCGACTCGTAGTCGGAGGCGGCGTCGCGGGCGTCCACGAACACCTCTCGGACGAAGCCCCACTCGGCCTCGCGGGCCTCATCGACCAGCAGGGCGAACCGGCGCTTCGTGCCCTCCCCGCCACCGCCGACGATCGCCCGGGTGCACGTCGGGATCGACCGCGAGTAGTCGCCGTTGACGATCACCTCTGAGGCGACGTCCAGCGGCACTGGGTACGACGCGGGCTCGTAGACGTCGACCCGCAGGCCGACGCCCTCCACGAACTCCACCGACAGCCCGATCCCGGCCGCGAGCAACGCCGGGAGCAGCTTGTCCGCGAGCGGCAGGAACCGCACCATCACGTCGACCGTCTTGCCGCGCCCCTGATCCGGAGCGATGACGACGGGGATGCCGAGGCGGTCCGCGTTCGCCGCGATCATCCGCTTGGCGACCGTTTCAGCCGGCCCGCGGGTCTTCCACCGCTTCACCGTCTGATCGGACAGCCCCGCGGTTGGGACCGGGTAGCCGAGCAGGTAGCGCAGGAAGGAGAAGTCGTCCTCGACGCGGAAGGTGACCGGTTGGCTGCCGAACACCGAACCGTTGTCGCCGCTGATTAGGCCGCCGACGAAGTGCTGACCGTCGACCCGCACAACCGCCCGGGAGCCGGGCGCGGCGAGCTGCTGCCGCAGGTCCAGGTCGGACGGGATGTTGAACTCAGCCGTCGAGACGTCCGTCAGGTTCATCCACCTGCGGTTCGCCGTCAGGCTCAGGTACGCGCCGAGCTCGCCCTGTCCGCACATCTGCCGGTCGTAGACCGACACGGTGATCTCGCGGTCAGGCACCGAACGCCCGCCGGTACAGCGGCACAAGGCTGACCTCGACCCGACCGTTGCCTTCCATCGACAGCGACAGCGGCACCGACTCGCCGGGCGGGACCGGGGCGAACTCCCGACGGGACAGGTCCGCGGTCCGGCGCACACCGTTGGTGTCGTACGCGCTCTTGCCGCGTGGTCCCGGGCCGGTGTTAATCGTCAGCCCGAGCCCGTCGGTGAGGGCGAACGGCACCTCGACCTGTCGGCCACCGAGTCCGACGCTGACCTTCGTCGGCTCCCCGCTGATCCGGTAAACCGGCCACGCCGGCACGTCACCGGGGTTCGTGACCTTCGCCCGCGCCAGCGTGTTGCCGGAGCTGATGCCGATCACTCCAGGTCCACCGAGGAACGGCCGACCCGGGTCCGCCTCGAACGACAGGACGATCTCCTCGCCCTGCCAGAACGGCTGGTCCGCGACGAGTGTCAGGTCGTACCGGCCCCAGCCGAGCTGCCCCGGGTCCGTGGCGTGGCCGGCGTCGCCTGGGTCGAGCAGCCGGCAGTTCAGGGTGCGCCGGGTGCCGTTCGGTTGTGTGACCCCCCAGATGCCCTCGCGGTCCGGGTCGACCGAGCGCAGGAACGCAGCGGCGTAGTCGTACCAGGCCTGCGAGTCGCCGCCGCAGTAGATGCCCAGCGGCCAGAACGGCTGGCGCTCCAGCGTCCGCGTGCCCCGGGTGCGGGCACCGGCACCGATGCCGGTGTCTGCGAAGCGCTCATGCGGCGGGTCGTCCAGGCCCTTCACGCCCTGCTTGAGGCGCACCCCCGAGCGACGGCGCGAGAGTTCCCAGAAGGAGCCGTCCCACCCGGTCCAGTCGTGGACCAGCCCTGAGCGGTCCCGGCCGGGCAGGTCAGGGACCGACTCCGGCACCTCGAGCGGCGGCGGCGCCTCGACGCCGAGCAGGATCGTCACGAGACGCCCGCTGCGTCGAGCGCCCCGCGGGCGTTGCGCTCCCGGTACTCCGCGACGAGCTTGCCATCAACGTAGAGCTGTACCGGCCGCTGACGGATCGTGTAGCCGAGCTGCGCCAGGTCGTCCGGGTGCAGGCGCATCCCGCCGGCCATCGCCTTGATGTTCGCGGTCTGCTCGGCGGTAAAGACGCCCTCGCGCTTGCCCGTCTTGTTGTGCGCCAGCGTGTCGCCCGGCTCGAGGTAGCCGCCGGAGTCGTACGCCCGCTCGAGGTGCCACGGCTCGGATGAGATCGGCGCCTTGAGCCCGAACTTGTACGCACCCGCCGTGCGCGCCCACGACGCCGGGCCGTAGTCGATCGCACGGGCAGGGGACTTCTCGTGGTTCGACGTCCCCGGCCGGGCGGCAAGGTTGCCAGTGCCATTCAGGTACGCCGCGTAGAGCTGCGCCTGTCGGGCTGAGGAGCGGTAGCCCGAGACGATGTTGAGCACGCCTCCGACGGAGGCGTTGAACTGGTCGAAGCGACGCAGCAGCTCGGCGTCCACGTTGCCGCGGCCGGCGCTCGTCGGGGTCGGGGTGGCTCGAGACGTCGCCGCGGCTGCTGCGGTCGCAGAGGCACGGGCAGCCGCAGCAGCGATGCTGTTCATGGTCGCGTTCCCGAGGCCGCGGACCACGCCTGCCATGTCCGAGCGCAACTCGCCCACGTCCGCAAGCGAGCCGACGTGCCCGTGCGCCCGGACGTTAAGCACCGGGCCGCCGTTCGCCAGCGCGAGCACACCTGCCCGCATCGCTTGGACCGCGCTGTGCCCGCCGGCCTTCTGGACCTCCTTGGCGGTCCACACATGCTCACCGTTCGACAGCAGCGTCGGGATGCTGTCTGAGGTTCCGGTGCCAGGGCCGGTGATCGGGCCGCCGGTCGCCCTCCGACGCGCCATAGAGGCGTCCCGGCGGGCGAAGGAGGCGGCGTCCTGGTCGGTGAAGCCGGCGGGCAGCACGAGCTTGCCGAACGCCGTGACGTTGATCCTCTGGTCGGGCATGTCGAGGGCCGCGAGCGCCGTGTCGCGGAACCCCTTGATGACCCCGGCTGCGTTGTCGAGGTCGGCGGCCAGCCCCTTCATGCCAAGCGCGTGAGCAACCTTTGCGGCAGTCCCGACAATGCCACCGGCAAAGCGCGTGTAGCCGTCGATGAAGGTCCGCAAGGTGGGCCGGATGAAGCCGTCCCACATGCTGACCACGGCGTTGCCGATCGCGTCGAACGCGCCCTTGATGAAACCGAACGCGGGCTTTATCCCGTCCTCCCACAGGGCGGTGGCCGCGTGCTTCACCGCCGAGAACGCGCCGTTGACGATGTTGCGAAACGTCTCGGAGTGCTTGTAGGCAACGACTAGTCCGGCGCCAAGCAGGACCAGCGCGGCGATCACCAGCCCGATCGGGTTGGCGGTCATGGCGGCGTTCAGCAACCACTGAGCCGCCGTCAGGGCGCGTTGTGCGCCCGCCACGATGAGCAGGCCCGCCTCGTGCGCGTACAGCCGCACGGTGGCGATCGCGATGGTCGCCGTACTGCGCAGCCACAGGACCAGCGAGGCGATGCGGGAGGTGCGCTCGATGCCCATCGCCGCGAGCAGCGCGTTGATCGCCGCTGCATGGGCGAAGTTGCTCGCGGCCAACGCGGCTGTGACCGGGAGTTGTGCAATCCCGGCGAGCGTGGACGCGGCCTGAGCCGCCTTATAGGCCACGAACGCTGCGATGAGCAGCGGCAGGTACTTGACCACCGTGTCGATGTGGTCCGCGAGAAAGCCGAAACCCGCGCCAGCTACGTCGAGCACCGGCCCCACGCCCTGCAGCTGCGTAACGCCCTGCTGAACGGCCGGCCACAGCTGCTGCGCAGTCGCGACCACCCGGTCCAGGATCGCGGCGAAGTCGACGCCTCCGCCCTCACCGACGGGAAACAGGTCCCGGGCGGCCTGCCGGACCTTCCAGAACCACTCGTGCGCGGTCGCGCCCCACTTCTCCGTGGTCGACCCGAAGTACGCGACGCCCTGCCCGGCCTTGGTGAAACCGCCGGAGAAGTCCTTCACGAAGGAGGCGGCAGATTCGACGCTTGAAGACACCCGCGGGAGCACGTTGCTGGTCAGGAACCCGAGTCCGCTGGTGAGCACCGGGAGGAACTTGGTGCCCAACTGGATCTGGAGGGTCTCCAGGCCGCCCTGGAACGCCTCCATCGCGCCCGCGTAGCCCTTGGTGGCGTTCTGCGCCAGGTTCTGCGCGGCGGACTGGTCGCTGGTGGCCTTAGTCAGCTTCGTGATGCCCGCGGCGCCCTGGTCGGCGAGCACCGAAGCTGCGCGGGTCGCGTCCGAACCGAAGATCGTCGCCAGGGCCACAGTCCGCTGCTTCTGGGACAGCCCCTGCAGGCTGCCCTGCAGCTGCCCTGCGATCTCAGACAGCGACAGGAAGTTCCCCTGCGCGTCAGTGAACTTGAGGCCCAGCTCGTCCATCGTGCTCTTGGCCTTGTCCGTGGACGGCACCAGGTTGACCAGCATCGTCTTGAGCGACGTGCCGGCGTCGGAGCCTTTGATGCCCGCGTTATCGAACGCCGCGAGAGCAGCGGTCGTCTCCTGCAGCGACAGACCCGCGGTCTTGGCGCCAGGGCCGACCTGGGACAGCGCCTGACCCATGCTCTCGACGCTGGCCGTCGAGGCGTTCGCGCCACCGGCGAGAGCGGCAGCCACCTCTCCTGCCTGGCCGGCCTTGAGCCCGAAGGTCGTCAGACCCTGCACCATGTACGTCGAAGCGTCCGCCAGCCCCAGCCCACCGGCGGTCGCCAGCGTCAGCGTCGACTGCAGTGCCCCGGCCTTGATCTGCGCGGCAGTCAGACCGCCCTTCGCGAGCTCGACCATCGCATCGCTGGCGCCCTGTGCGGAGAACGTCGTCTCCGCGCCCATCTTGGTCGCGAGCGCCGTCAGCTCATCCATCCGCTGGCCGGACTCACCAAGGGTGGTCCCGACGAGCCGCATCGACTTTTCGAAGTCGGCTGCCTTGCTCACCGAAGCGCCGACTGCGACTCCCATGCCAGCGACGGCCCCAGCGCCAGCGACAGCCGCGGTCTTGACGACCGTCGACATGACCCCGCCGAGCCGCTTCATGCGGCCCTCGGACTGGCTGGCCGTGCGATTGAAGGAGGCGTCGTTTAGGTGCAGCTCCGCATAGAGGTTGCCGACGTTGAGAGCCACCGCCGACCCCCTCTACTTGTCCGGGTACATCACCGCCTGCAGGCGTGTGGTGGGCAACGGGTTGCCGGCAGGGTCGGAGCCGTACGGGACGGCGAGCAGGCCGAGCATCCGCACGCGGAACCACCGCCATGAGCGGGAGCGCATCAGCGTTTGGTCGCCGACGTCGATGCCGCGGTCTTGCAGATCGGCCTCGATCAGCGCCCAGTGCCGGAGGAGGTCCGCCCAGGCACGACGCTGCCCTCGATCACCTTCGGCCGGGTCCTCGTACCACTCGTAGAGGCCCGTGATCGCATCGTAGTCCCCGAAGCCTTGGACGCCCGTCGCGTCTCCCGGTTCGGGGCCGGTGCTTCCGGGAGTTGACCGGCCGTCGCCCAGAACTTCTCGGCGTCCTCGAGCGTGCCGTTCGTCCAGATCAGCGCGGTCATGCCGGCGTGCTTGACGTGCTCCCAGGGGATGCGGTCCTCGATCATCTCATCGAACGCCGAGCCGAGCAGGCGACCGAACAGACCGCGCTCCTCGTCGTCGTCCAGATCGAGGGCCGCGATCTTCTCAGGGTCGACGTCCTGCCCGCGGGCGGCTTTCGCGGCGGTGCTCATCATCATCTGCACCCACAGGCCGGTCTCGGCGTCGGGGGAGGGGACGACGTACTCCTTGCCGCGGATCGGCAGGCGCAGCGAGGACTCGAAGAACTCGGAGAGGTCCTGGAAGCTCACGTGGCCTCCACGATCCGCTTGCAGTTCCCGCAGGTGACCTTCGCGTCCTGCCGGGTCGCCTTCGCTACGACGACCGTCAGGCTGCAGCGGGTGACGACCATGAAGTTCGGTGCGGTCCCGGCGACGCGGTGCACCGTCGAGGCAGAGGGCTCCTGGTCCGGCTCGGCGACCGGCTCGGTGAACTCGCGGACAGGCGCTGCGACGGCAACGAGCGCCGAGTCGGGCTGTCCAGGGGTCGGGTCGTCGTACGTCGCCTCCGGGTCGGGCTCGCGGCGACGACGGGTCGTCACGCCCCCGCCGGGTTCGTGATCTTCGACCGGATGCCCATGCCGGTCAGGGTGGCGGTCGCCTCAGCGAGCGCGTCGACACCGCCACCGGACTCGTCCCACGCGGCCTGCGCGAAGCCCTCGAACGCCCGCGGGCCACCGTCGCGCTCGTACCAGCGGCAGTGGACGACACCGTCCTCATCGAACTCGGTGGAGGCGTCCTCGATGACCGCCTGGCCCGGATCCCGGGCGCCCGCCACCGTGCCGACCTTGACCGTGAGCTCCAGCGACCAGTTCATCATGGTCTTGACCTGAGAGCCCCAGCCCTCGTTGTCGTAGTCGCTGTCGTCCTGCAGCGTCGCCGGAGTCGTCGGAGACAGGCTGCGGATACCCCGAACCTGCACCCAGGTGGGACTGCCGGCGCTGGGCGTGGTGTCGACGTCCACCCGCCACCTGCGGGCGAGCTGGCTGACGAGGGGAGCGGGCGGGGTGGGGGTGGACATCAGCTGACTCCTCGTCAGTCGAAGCGGTGCGCGGAGGGCCGGATGACCCGGAGGTGGTAGTTGTCGGAGCGCTCGTGGCGGCCGTTCTGATCGGCTCCGAGCGGCGTCCACGACACGCGACGGGCAAGGACCAGGTGAACGCCGTTCAGGTCCACGCCTCGCAGGCCGTGCAGAACGTCGAAGACGGCGTCGGGAGGCCCGTCCACGGTGCGCGGGTCGGTGGTGCCGCGGGAGCGGACCTGCAGGCCCTGCGTGGTGTCGGTGAGCTCTACTTCGTCGTCCACCCCGTACGACGACAGGGTCAGGACCCGATCCGGCGCCGCAGGCACCGACCGCAGCGCGATCGGCACCTGATCGGACGCGACGTAGGGACCGTCGGGCCGCCACACGGCAATGCCGGCGTCCGCGATGAACTCGGCGACCCCGAACAGCAGGTCGATGGTGAAGTTCACGGACCGATCTCCCGCCGCAGACTGTCCGCGATGAGCGCGAGCATCTGGTCAGCCTCCGCGTGCAGCGGCTGCTCGAGGTACTTGCTGCGACGGCCAGCATCGTGCCGGTCGTCCATGTCCTCGTGCTCGCGGATCGCGTACGGCTCGTTGTAGAAGACGGTCGCGTCCAGCCGGTCCTGATCGGTGCCGGCAGAGTCGATGAGCGAGCCGGACTCGATTGGGGCGACGTCGGTGGAGGCGTCCAGCAGATGCCCTGCCGCCCGCCCGATCCCGTTGCTGCCGCCGCGCTCCACCGCCCGCCGTGCCTGGTCCCAGCTCACAGCGGACCTCCCGGTCAGGTGGTGGTGACCTCGACGTACACGGGAGCGCCCCGGCCGCGGTGCGCCTGCACGTTCACGACCTGCGACTGCCGGCCGTTCACCGTCACTCGAGACTCGGTGGCGAAGACCTCCACCGCCGCGAGCTCCCCGGGCAGCGAGGTCGGGAGGTACAGCGTCACCTCGGACACGACCTCGTCACCCGAGCCGTTGCGCACCAGCTTGCGGTCCGCCTGCGCTCGGCAGTCGAAGATCCGCTCGGACTCGTACGCCGGACCGAACGCCGTCTCGCCCGAGTAGGTCTCGACGGCCACCGTGTCCCCGGTGAGCAACGCCGCGAGGCTCACGGCAACAGACCGGACAGCAGCAGCGCGCCGCACGAGCAGCCGCCACCGAAGTTGACCGAGCAGGTGTCGAGGTGCACGACACCCATCCAGCCTGGGGTGGTATCGACTGCGAACGCCCCACCCGACTTCAAGCCGCCGCAGATGCTCTGCAGCTGCACGATCTCCGACGGCCAGAACATCTGCTTGCGCTGCTGACGGGTGTCGAACGTCTTGGAGAACCCGTAGGTGCCGATGTTCTCGGCCTCGCTCTGTAGCGCCCCTGAACCGGCTTCGTGCCACCGCAAGATTGCCCCGCGGAGCACGGCCAGCGCGGCGTTCTGCTGCACCTGGCTCAGCGCCGTTGCGTCGGTCAGGCAGGGGGCGGCCAGCGTGGCGAGAGCCGAGGCGTCCGCGATCATCATGAGCGCCTTGTCCACGGGGATCTCCGCGAACGGGGCGAGATCTTCGACGCCGAGCAGCATCACGCTGACCGCCTCCTGCTACTTCTCGGACTTGGCAGGGGCCTTCTTGGGCGCCTCGGCCGGCTTCCAGCCGAGGGCCTGCAGCTCCTTGCCGTACGCCTCGTCCACCTGCACGGTGACGCCCGTCTCCGGGTTCTTGAGGCGCATCAGGCGACCGCGTCCTCGTAGGCGACGAACGCCGAGAGGTCCATGATCGCCCAGCCGAACATGACCTCGGCGAGGTAGGCGACGGCGTTGCGGCGCTGCAGGTCGCCGTTGCCGAGCGGGTCGCCGTACTCGATCTTGCGGATGGGGATGTCGAGGACGTAGCCGAACTTGAGCGCGTCCCAGTTGCCGCCGAACGCCCGGACCTTGGTGTCCGCCGCGGCGTCGACCTGACCGGAGACCGTCTTGGAGACCGCAGTCGGCTGACCGGCGTAGGACGTGACGGCCGAGCCCATCTGCATGTCCGGGTTGAGCCGGGTGCCGTCCGCCTTGCGGGCCGACGCCAGCGAGAACAGGAACCGCGGGTCCATCGCGAACCCGGTGAAGTCGCTGCCGGTCGCGCCGTTGACCACCAGGCCGTAGCCGGCCCACAGCTCGGCGTCCGACGCCACGGTGGTGGTGAGCTCGACGCGGTTTGTCGTCTGGCTGACGAAGGCGTTGCCGCCGCTGAGCAGCGCGCCGTCGCTGGCCTGCCGGCCGTGGAGCACCGCGAGGTCGACCTGCCGGGCGAGCGCCGAACCGAGCTCGGTCTGGAGCAGCCCCAGCACGCCGGAGGGGTTGGTCAGGACCGCCTCCATCGTGAACTCCAGGCCGACGACCGCCTTGATCGGGCGGATGACCTTGGCGCCGAGCTCGAGGTCGCTGCCGGGCTTGTTCGCGCCCTCACCGACGATCGACGCGGCGGGCCGCTTGGTCACGGTCGGGAAGACGTTCTCCCCGAGGATGATCGGGGCGGCGGTGGACAGCGCCGGCACGACGGACTGCGCGTTCGCGGTCTTCCAGATCTCGGTGGAGACGGCGCGGGGGAGCAGGTTGGTGCCCCCGGCGCCTGCGGTCAGGGTTGCGACGGTCTTGGTTGCCATGAGGGCACGTGCTCCTTCTGGGGTTGGGGTTACCCGAAGCCCAAGGCAATGCGGGCCGCGGCGTCTGCGTCTGTGGTCTCGAGCCCGTGGCCCTCGCGGGCCACGAAGTTGCCGTTTCTGCGGGCCGCCGCCTCACGGGCCTTGGCCTCGCTCTCGGCCTCACCCGCACGGGCGAGCAGCCGGGTGACCTGCTTGAGCAGCAGGTCCGGGTCGGACGCCGTCAGGAACAGCTCGGCGTCCTCGTCGGGGATCTCGTGAAGCGCCACGAGGTGCGTGCGGAGCGCGTCCGTGACCTTGGTCGGGACCTTGGCGACCTCGGACTCGGCGGCAGCCAGACGCTCAGCTGCCTTCTCGGCCTCGGTCTTGTCGCGGTCCTCGATCTGCTTGAGGCGGCCGGCGAGGTCTTCGCGGTCCTTCTGCTCCTTGCGAGCCAGACGGCGGGCCTCGTCGCGCTCGGCCTTCATGCGGTCGATCGCCTGCTTGCCGGCGTCGCCGAGCGTGTCGGTGTCCGTTGCGGACGTGCGGGTGGTGGTGGTGTCGGTCGTGCTGGTGTCCGTGGTGCTGTCGCCCGTGGTGTCGCTGTCAGCCATTGCGGCTTCCCTTGCTCGCCCCGCCGTTGCGGCAGGGGACGTTGTGGTGGTGCGGACGCTCAGGTCCAGCGCGGAACTGCCAGGCAGTGGCAGTTGTCATGCGACTCGAAGTCGGCGGTCGCTTCGCTGTAGACCGCACCGCGGCCGGCGAGCATCCGGCAGAAGTCGCAGCCCCCGGTGGTACGGCGCTCCCAGCCGCGTGCTCGCGGGTCCGCGACGGCCGACGCCGTGACGCTCTGCCGGTCGGCGTTCGCCACGATTCGCTGCAGGCCGCCGGTCACCAGGCTCAGCGCCGACGTGAAGTCCGGCTCGGCGGCGAATAGCGGTGCGATGCCCCATCGGGCGAGCGCGTCAGTCCGCCCGCGATCAGGGAGCTCGGCCGGGATGCTGCGGAACGAGCCGCGGACCTCGGCCTGCTCGCGCAACTCGTCGTACCAGTCCGCCCCGAGCGTCGCCGCCGCAGAGCCGTACAGGTCCACCAGCAGCGGCAGCACGTCCAGCAGCCCGTCACGCGCCATGTCGGCGGTCGTGAACTGCCGCCAGAACTTGTCGAGGTCCCGGCCGGCGAGCCCCGTCAGAGTCTGCAACTCGCGGCGGTGAGCGCTAACCGCTGAGGGCGTCGGCACCTGTCACCGCTGTCTGTCGAGCGACTAGATCGCGGAGAGCAGCGGACCCGCTCGCCCGGCGCCGCTCGGACACCGCCCGGTCGATCTGCTGCTGGTCGAGCCCGAGGAGCTCGAGTCCCACGGTCGTGTCGGCCAACCACGGAGCCGCAGTGAGCTGCTTCATGCCGGCGTCGGCTTGCGCCGCGCGAGACAGGTACACCGGGCTGCGCCACTTCGGTGCGATCGTGGCCCACTCAGTGGGCACCGCGTCGAGGCCGTTCTGCATCGCCAGAGCGCGCAGCAGGGTGCGGCGCAGCGGCGGCGACCAGTCGTCGGTAGCCCCTTCGGCCTCGGAGATGAGATCCTCGCGCGAAGCGATGTAGGAGTCAGCCGACGTCGGGTTGCTCATGTCCGACACACCCAGCGACGTCAGCGGGATCGACGTCTCACCGGAGAACAGCTGAGCCTGCTGCTTGAGCTGGTCGATGTGCGGCTGCGGAGACGACGCGCTGAACTGCTTGACGTCGGCTCGCGGCTGCGCTGCGGAGTCGTCGTCCGGGATCGCCTTGATCCGGCCCAGCATGACCTGCCACGCGGCCTTCTGCGAGCCGTCAGGGTTCTTGAAGATGCTCTCGTCCGCGCCGAGAAGCCACATCTCCGGGAAGGAGTAGACGTCGGCGTGGCCCTCCATGCGGATGACCGTGCGGAGCGCCTGGTCGTGCAGCGACATCACCGGGCGGGAGATCCGCGACGCCCCGAACGGCTCGCCGGCACGGGGCTTGTAGACCAGCGGCTCGGCGGGCACGCCCCACGGGTGCGGCGTGCGGTCCACCGTCCAGCGGTCGCCGTTCTTCTCAGCGGTGATCGTCACCCCGTCGAGGTACAGCGCGAGGCTGCTGAGCCTGCCGTCGTCGTCGCGCCCGGTGATCGACAGGAGGTTGTCGAGAGCGCGGCGCCGCGGGTTCCAGTCCCCGGTCGCGCTCATCGCGTCCTTGACGTGGATCAGGCCCGCAGCCTCACCCGCGGCAACGTTGCCGCGGGTGTTCACGAGGAACGCCGTGCCGTGGATCAGCGAGGAGACCAGCGCCGACGACACCTCGGTCATCAGGCTGTTGGCCTCGGCGGTCTCGCGGAAGCCGAGCGAGCCGAGGTCACCGTCCGGCCACACGAAGGTGTCGAGGTTGCAGCGCCGCGCGAGAACGTCGACCGCCTTGGCCGACCAGCCGAGGACGATCCCGAGCCGGTAGTACTGCGGCGGGATGATCTGTCCGACCTGTCGGATCGCGCGCTTGCCGTCGTAGTAAGAAGCGCGGAGCACGTTGCGCCCCTGCTTGCTGGCGAGGACGTCGAGCAGGTGGTTGAGCGTGCGCTGCTCGTCGTCGCTGACGTTGGGCAGCCGGACGTGGTTCAGCGAGTCGCTCACAGCACGCTCGCCACCCTTCCGGTGCCGCTGCGGAACGGCTTCTTGACCGTCGAGGACTGCGCTCCTGCAAGAGCGAGGGTGGCTGCTTGGATCGGCGTGATGTCCGACGTCGAGGATTTGCGGGACCACACCCACATGCCCGTGTCACCGAGAGGCCGCTTGCCTGCGCTGAGTGCCGCCGCTGACAGCTGCGGCTGCCCGATGTGGTGCAGGCCGCCGGTCACAACGCCGTTCAACACCAGCGAGCAGGCCGCGCCGAGCTCGGCCACGCGGATGGGGGTGACCTCCACTTTCGATCCCTTGAAGAACCAACGCCCGTCAGGGCGTTGCTCGAGCAGGGCCTTCACCGGGCCGGCGACGTCGACCATCACCGCGCGGATCTGCGGATTCGCCGCGACCAGCGCCTCAAGGTGAGGGACTAGCCAGGCGACGCCAGCGCCCCGAGTGGTTTGGTCGTCCTCAAGCTCGAGGTGCCAGTCGGCATCCGCGCGTTGCCCAGCCAACGACACCGAGGCGTACGCAAGGTCGGGTCCACACTCGACACCGAGCGCGAAGCGGTCCGCCGCGATCGAAGCTTCGTCCAGCGCGGTCTGCCACGACGGCGCTGGCAGCACGCCCTTGCCCTGAACGGCATCCCAGATGCCGAGCGCTTCGCGCTTCCACGCCTCGTCCGACGGCAGGTTCTCGCGCAGGCGCAGCATGGACTCGAGCGGGGTGCGATGCGGGAACGACAGGTTCGCTTTCGCCCACTGCTCGCGATCGTCGGGGTCGGCGTCCGGGTCGGCGGCACACTCGAGGTACAGCAGATCCTCGGCTTTGCCGGACAGCGCCTTGGCCCGCTTTGCCGAGAACGCCTCGCCCGGGTCAACGGGACGAGGCGGGGTGCCCATGTAGAACAGCAGAGCGCCGTGCGGATGCCGGGACTGGTTCGTCGCGGCGACCATGTCCTCAAGCGCCTTCTCGGTCAGGATCTGTGCCTCATCGAAGACCTCGATGTCGAGCTCATCGAACCCGCGGCCGAACCCCTGCTCCCGTGCACCGAACATGATGATTGACCCGTTGCGGAACGCGATCTCCTGCTCGCCGTTCGCGGTGCGGATGCCGCCATTGCGTCCAGAGGCGAGATGCGGGCGCACGCTCTTGCGCTTCACGATGCCCTGCAGGGACCGGAAGGTGTTGGTGGCCGTCCGGGTGCGGTGAGCCGTCCAGACCACCTTGAGACCCGGGAACAGGATGCACAAGATGACGAGCAAGGAGCCGACGAAGTAGGTCTTGCCGACCTGTCGGGGGATGCTGAGCACCACGCCACCGACAGTCGCCGCGTACTTGCCATTTGATCGCTTGGCGAGCGCCGCCTTGCCTAGCGACGCCTGCCACCAGTCGAAGCCGATGCCGAGGTCGAGACCCTTGTCCTCGACCTGCTGCCAACCCGTCGTGACGATCCCCGTGGGGACAACCAGATGCCGAGCGGCTTCAGAGAGACGCGGCGTCGAGGGCTTTGTCGCTGGCGTCGTGGGCACCCGGGGAGACCTCCTCGCGGGCGTCTATCGCCTCGATGTCGCGGACCACCTCAACCAGGCGCTTGGTGAGCGCAGCTAGATCGCGCGCGGGAGTGTTCGGGTCCTCTACCGCCTTGGCGATCCGAGCCCGCATGGCGACCAGCAGCTCGCGGGTGGTGCCGGTGTCAGCAGCCTCTGTGACCGTCTTGACGGGCGGGCGCACCCGCTCGGTAGCGGACACCGCTCGGAGGGGCTTACGTGCAGCCACAGCCCCTCCTCGAGGTGGAAACGCGTAGAGAGAGATCGGAGCTATGCCGAGGAGTGCCCGGGGCGTGGTCGAGGGGTGCTCCCCCCACCCGTCACGCCGGACGAGTCAGTGACCCTGACCGCTTCACGATCGGCGCGTACTCACGGTCGCCCTTGGCGCGGTTGCACTTCGGCTCGACGTCGTGGTGTGCCGGTCGCAGGTTGCTCGGGTCATCGGTTCCCCCTCGAGCGAGAGGGATGACGTGGTCGACGCTGTCGGCACCGGGTTGACCACAGATCCAGCAGACGTCTGAAGCTCGCAGGATCGCGGCTCGCTGCCGTCGCCACGGACGGCTGCTGCGCTCGGGCCTCACGCAGCGAGGCACTCGGCGTAGACCGGCGGCGCGCTGTGCTTGTCCCGCCCGCACCCGATGTGCACGGCGGCAAGGACAGCAGCGGCAGGCGCTTCACCTTGGTCAAGCAGCACGTCGAGGGCGCCGATGGCGGGACCTTCACCGGAGCCGAGGGCAGCGATGCCGTCGGGGTGGGGGATGGCGACGCCATGGGCGATGGTCCAGAGGCGGCCTGCGTAGCCAAGGAGCAAACTGGCGTCGAGGTGCCCGTCGTCTACGAAGCCGCGCTCCTGGCCGATGTCGGTGACGAGGTGCGCAACGTAGCCGGCCCACGCCTGCAGGTCGTCGTCGCGAGGCGGTTCGGGTCGCAGGTCGGCCTGTGCGGCGTCCGCAATCCCGCCGGCCCCGGATACGGCGAGCAGGAGTTCGCCGTCACCGACGGGAATGCGACGGACCTTGCGGGCTCCGTCGTAGATCGGGCGCTCGTAGACGTTGGTGAGGCTGTCGGCGGCCATGAAGACCTGGCCGTCGCGGGTGCAGGCAACGACGGTGGTCACTGCCGCTTCGCCTCGGCGATGCGTCGCACGGCCGGGTCGACGGGCTTGCCGCGCTCCTCGGACAGCTGCACGGCGAGCTTGGCTGCTGCGACCTGGACGGCGGTGACGTGGACGGTCTTGCGCTCCTCGGTCAAGCGGCCTGCTCGCGGGCAACGTCCCGGACCTGCCGGAAGTCGTACTGCTGCCGGCCGTCCCGCACCCCGAGGCGAGCGACCTTGCCGCGGGCTGCCCACTGGCGGATGTCCTGCGGCGTGATGAACACGCCGCCGATCGTCACGAGGTTGGCGATGAGGTCTGCGTCTGCGGCAGCAACAGGCAACGGATGTGCTCCTTGAGCGCGTCGTCGTAGGCGAACCACTCACCTCGCGGTGTGATCCGCGAGGACGCGAACTCCTTGTGGCGCTTCCGCTCAAGGGCGTAGCTGCCGGGCTCGGTCACCAGCACCTCGTCATGCGGCAGCGACATGAGCCGCTGCCGAAGGTTGACGGTGGTCCCGATCTTCACGCGGTCGCCGAAGCGCACGTAGTAGACGATCCCGTCGCGAGCGTCCTTGCGCTTCGCCTCGGCCCGTCGTTCGTCGCCGGTCTGAATGTCCTGGTCGCGCAAGGTGCAGGCCAGCTCGTACGCCTGCTCGGGCGTGGCCTTGAGCCCATCCGAGGCGGCCATGATGAGCCGGCCCCAGAACCGCTGCGTCTGCCCTTCGCTCAAGCCGAGGTCGGCGAGCCACGGGTACATCTCGCTGCCTTGCCCAACCTGCTTCGTCACGGTGCTGCTCGTGGCGTACGGACTACGGGCGGTGTTACCTTGCTCCACGTTCGGCTCTCATCCAGTCGGACCGGCCCCGGGTGTTGACGCACGCCGGGGCCATCTGTGTTCTCAGGGCATGCTGCCGCCGAGGTCTGCATTGTGCAGCGCGGCCGGATCTTCCGCAAGTGTGTGCTACGCGGCACGGCGCGTCGCGCGCTCCTCGACGCCGGGGAACCACACCTCGATGCGACGGCGAGCGACGGAGCAGGACGTCTCAACATCGCCGCGACGCATCCATGAGCGGACGGTGTTCGCGGAGACGTCGAGCACTAGGGCCGCCGTCTCCGGTGACGTCCAGCCGTCGAGGCACGGCGCCGTCTGCGCGAACCGCGCCGCCGCCTTGAGATCGACGTGCAGTTCATCCCGCACCACCGCGGACGGGATGACTCCCCGCCCGGCCCAGGTGCGCAGCGTTCTCGCCGGCCAGCCGAGCCCGGCCGCTGCGAGTGTCAGAGGGACGTAGACCTGACCGTTGACCTGCACAGGGGCCATGCGGTGATCTTAGTCCCCGCGGTCGTTACACGCGTCAGTGGGCGGACCGTATTCCAGCAGATAGCCGCCGCGCTCTCGGTCCGGCGTGATGCGCAGCGCCGCGCCCTGCACCTCTGCCAAGGCCCGATGATCTACGCGCACGCGGCCTTCGGCTTGCAGCACGATCGCGGCCAGGAGGCGCCACAGATGATCCCGATCGGGATCGGGGCTAATCATGGCCGCCACTCCTCGCGGTAATCGGTCACGCGGACGCCGCGGTGCTCGTCTACTGCGGCGCCGACTAGCAGGGCTCCGACGCCGAGCAGGAACGATCGCAGGCTGTCAGCCAGGAACCCCACGGAGGCGCCCGCAATGAGGGGATAGACGCTTCGCGGGGCGAGCTTGCGGGTCATGATGCGGTACCGCCGGGTTCTGGGTTCTCGTGGCGCACAGTGCCGCACTCCCAGCACACCCGCCCCGTGACCTGTCCCTCTCGCCAATTCCAATTCTGCCACTGGTGCGAGTGCGTGAGCGAGAAGTCCAACGGCTGCCCTAGGCCGGGCAGGGCGCCTGCTAGCCACTTTTCGCACGCCTCCTGCGTGTCGAACCACCGCGGGAGGCCGTAGCAGCCGGACGAGTCCTGAAAGACGGGCTGCCAGGACACGACTGCGAGCGGGTCTTCCTCCTCCGTGAAAGGCCCCGCAAACCAGCCTGTTGCACTCACGATGTCACCGGAGGTATGGGCCCGATGCAACGCCCTCCGCCCGGAGGGTCGTCCGCGACGGCACCGCACCAGTCGCACCGGAAGCCGTGGTCGCCCGTCGAGTCCCAGCGCCGCCATTGGTGGGGCCACTGCAGCGCCGCGTGCTTGGCGCATCGGTACCGCACCCGCGCATCAGGTCGCCTGGGATAGCACTCCGGGCAAGGGTCAGTCGGCATAGCGGTAGCGTCTGTCTTCATCGCCTTCTCCCGCCAGCTGCCGTAGCGCTCCGCGGGGTGGGAGGTCGCGGCTGCAAGCGCGAGGGTCGCGTGCACCTGAGCTGCCGCCATCGGGGTATCGTCCATCGACTGCTTGGCCTCATTCACCAGCCGCTCGGCTTCGGCATAATGCTCGGATCCGTTCACTCTCGCCACTCCCCCGCCTTCGCCCGTCTCAGCGTAGGCCGCAGTGACAGACTTGGACGCGCGCCGCTCATCCGTCGCGTCCGCCATAGCCCGTTGTGCCTCGCAGGACCGCCGCTTGAGCATGTTGTAACGGTGTACGTCTACCTCGCTCATGCCAGCGCCGTCTTGCATCGCGCACAGGTGACGCTTGCCGCCGTGCCGGCGAAGTCGTCAGCCACCTGACCACAGGCCGTCGTGAGCACGCCAGCATCTGCGCGAGCCGCGTGAATGGCGCCGATCACGGACAGCCGTACGTGCATGTCGTAGCCGGGTCCCGGCAGCTCGACGCCGTGCCGCCGGTCGTAGTCGAGCCACGACTCGTTGGGATCGTCCAGCCCGATCACGCCGACACCTCGAAGGCGGCGAGGGCCACGACGGCAGCGGCGAGCCGAGCGTCGGCAGCGGCAAGATCGGCCCGAGCCGCCTCGACGTCGCCGCCGCGCTGCTTGGCGATGAGGACGCCGAACCCAGCGGAACGGCGGTCGTCCAGTGCCTCGAAGTGCTCGCGCTTCGCGGCGTTCAGCGGAGCCCGCTCGGCGAGGCGAGCTGCCTCGGCGTCCTGCTCGGCCTGCCAGGTGCCGTCCGCCACGGCCTGCTTGTGGGCGGTGCGAACGGCGACCGCATCGGCGTAGGTGCGGAGCCGCGAGACGTAGTGCGTCCGGCAGGAGCACCCAACCGCGTACTCCTTGTCCTCGCCCGCGCCATCGCTGGTGATCTCGCTGGTGTGCATGGTCGTTGTCATGTGCCTAGTTTGCAGGACGAGTGCCTAGGTGTCAAGCGTCTAGGCGGCACTTGTGCAGATGACATGTGACCAGTAGCGTCCTGACTATGGTCACCCCCGTGCATCACCTCGTCGGCGCCCAGGAGATCGGCGTGATGTTCGGCGTGAGCCGGCAGCGCGTGTACCAGATCACCCGCCGCCCCGGGTTCCCTGAGCCCGTCGCTGTGCTCGGACTCGGGTCCGTCTGGCACACGGAGGATGTGGAGCGGTGGGCTGCGGAACACCGTCCGGCGAAGGACTAGGACGCCGCCAGCTTCATCCTGAGCGCCAGTCGGTAGCGGATCTGATCGTAGGAACTGCCGCACCCCTGGCACGTCCAGTCATCCGCGTACCCGCGTTCCGTGACCTCCCGGATCAGCGACCCGCTGCACTCGAAGCACTTCGCCTCCGCGGTCTCCCGTACCTCGCTGCGTCCCGTGACGGCCATCAGCCGGGCGTGGAGCTTGCGCAGGTCGTCGGCGAACTCGGTGAAGGCGTCGTGCTGGTTTGCCGCCCACCGCAGGTACGTCATCAGGTAGTCCGCAGCACCGCGGACCTCAGCCGACGTGCGGCCACGGATCGGCGCGTCCTCGTCGCCGCGGGTGGCCCGGATGTCGGTCTCCCACGTCACCAGCGTCCACGCGACGGACATGCCGTCGTCGGGCTGGTTGTCGATCGCGTGCTCCCGGCCTTCCGCGATCCGCTCGAGCTCCCGGTATGCGGCCGGCGTCAGCGGCCCGACCGCTCCTCCGGTGAGCCACCAACGATCTGGGACCGCATCGTGGTCCGGGCCGAAGCGGGACTCACCGCCCGTGCGCCCCGGTCCGAGCAGCACCAGCACGCTCCCGCCGGGCAGCTTGTGCTCGTCGCCGCCCGAGCGGCCCTTGTCGAGCGCGCTGGACGACGAACGGCCCAGGTGCCGGGGCAGCTCAGCCCACATCGTCAGGATGCCGGCCAGGTGATCCCGCACCCGGTTCACGCAGCGGTCGCAGGTCCGCGGCTCGGTGTCGGTGAGGGACCGGCCGCACGAGCACAGCGGATGCGCCTTGTCCTCGGCATGCCAGACCGCCTGCGTGCCGGCGTCGATCAGGTTGCCTTCCTCGTCGGTCAGGTCGGGGTCGGAGCGCCAGTCGCAGCGCGCACAGCGGGTCATGCCACGTCCTTCCTCGTCAGCGTCCAGCGGCCCCACGCCCAGGACCGTGAGCTGCCACCACCGGGTGTCCAGTCGGAGTTGGTGGCCTCGTCGTGGTGCAGCCCGCGGTGCCCGTGTAGCAGGCAGCAGTCGAGCGGCTGCCCGAGCGCAACCATCGCCTCGTCGCATCGGCCTCTGGTCAGGTCCATCAGCTCTCCTCGTCGTCGTGCATCGGCGGGTCGGGGGCCTCGTCGTACTTGTGGTTCCACAGCAGCCCGTGCGTCTGTTCAGCCCACGCGCCCCAGCGCTTCCGCCACCGACCGCCGTTCGGCTTAGAGGGTCCGAGCGGGTAGCAGGCGGCGTACCAGCAGGCGTTGAGCACCTGCCCGCGCGTGAGGTCCCAGCCGTGCATCACGTCGGCGACGCCCTCGATCCACACGGAGTCGGCGATGGCGTCCACAGAGCAGCGCGTGCCACCGACGCAGGCGGCTCCGCTCATCCGCCCAGGGTCGATCCAGACGGCGTTGCCCACCGGACTCGCGGTCGTGCCTGGCATCGGGGCGTCCTGCACGCTGTCCTCCTCGATCTCCTGCTTGACCGACCGCCAGGTAGCCGGGTCGGCCATCAGCAGCGCGCTGCTCCACCTGTCGCGTTCGGCCTCGGCTGCGAGAGCACGGGCAGCCCAGCCGTCACCGACGTCGATCACCGCAAAGTCCGGGGCGGTGGGGTGCGTCGCTGCTGCGGCCCGGTGTTGCGGTTGCGGCGGGCCTCAAGGGCGCGCTGCTGGGGCGTCAGGACGAGTGGGACGGCAGGAGACGGGTCGGGCTGCGGCGCTGTCGCCCACGTAGCCAGGTGGTACGTCGTGAAGTCCGCAGACGCGGCGGCCACGCGATGGGCGGCTCGCGTCAATTTCGTCAAGGCATCGCTCATCGCCTGCATTTGAGTTCCGTGCGGGAGACTCCACGAGACGGTGCCGCCACCGACGCTGACACCGAGCCGGATCCAGTTCAGCGCCGACGCCCGCTCCTGGCAGGTCCCGTCGCACTCATGCCGCGCCAACTCGGACACGTCGTCGGGCGGGTAGTCGGCGAGCAGCGCGTCGCGGGTGTCATAGACGGTGTAGCCGCGCTGCCGGAAGAGCGCCCGATCGTCCGCGTGCTCAGCAGTCACGGCGAGGACGCGAGCGCGCTCGGCGCGAAAGCCATGCGTCCCGAGGATGACTCTGCCGCTGACCTCGATCACACCGAAGACGGGGGCGTCAACGATGCGACTGTCCGCCGGGTCGTACCAGCCGTACAGCCCGCACTTGCAGTCGGCGTCAGGTGCCGAGTGAGTCTGCAGCGGCCACGCCTGGCACATCGCCTGCTCCACCTCCGCTGCGCCACCCCACGTGTGATCCATGCCCGTGGACCTCAGACCGCCATAACGCTCCCCCCACGTCCGGTAGCCCCGCAGTACCCCCGGGACAAGCGACGGTTCGCCCTGGAACATCTCCTGGAGGCTCATGCGGGCACCAGCTCACGGTCGGGCACCGTCAACGGCTCGGGTGCCGGCGCGGGCTCCTCGAGCGGCTCGAACGTGACCTCCCGTACGGGGTCGCCTACGTCTGCCATGACGTGCTCCTCTCGGTGCGTTCGAATGGTCATGCCGCGTACCTCGGGAAGTCGGCATCCCGGGTACGCAGCGCATAGAGGGCGACCCGCTGCATGTCGACCGGGGTGAAGCGCCCGATGGCGATGGCCTCCAACACGACCGCTCGCAGGTCGTCCTCCATGCCATGCAGCGCCTCGTAGTCACAGCCCGGTCCCGCGAGCGTGACGATCGCCGCCGCTTCCTGCTCGACCTGCTCGACCGTCAGGGTCGCCGCGAACAACCCGCGCTCTCCGCTCCCTGCCTGCTCGCCCATCACGGCTCCCCGACCGAAGGGGCAGCGGGGACACGCAGAACAGCGACACGCTTCCCCGCCCGGGTGCCAGGGCGCGTCATGGCGTCGGGCATCTCCGGCTCGTCGGTCGCAAGGCGAATCGGCACTCCGGCGATCTCCTCGCTCAGCCGCTCGTCCCGCAGCGCCGCGAACAGTTCATCTCGCACGCTCACCCCGCCTCCCCGATCTTCTCGTCCGCGTAGGCGCGCAGAGCGGACAGGACGATGCGCGCCTGGTCGATGTGCTCGGCGTAGAACGGGTGCTCCGTCTCGCCGTTCGGGCTCGTCGCTAACGCTCACGCCACCCTCTCGACCATCCCCTCGTCCTCCGGGGACAGCGACAGGACGATCTCAGCAAGAGCAGGGCCGCCGGCGAGCAGGGCGGCGTCGGCCTGCCGCGCCAGGCGCCGCTGCACGCTGGCGCTCGGCGCTGCCTTCCCGGCCTCCACCAGCGCCCGCAGGCTGTCCTCGGTGCTCACGGCCGCATACCGCCAATGGCCCATTCGACGCCCGCCCGGGTGCGGTGCGAGTCCCCGTGGTGATAGACCCGCCAGCAGGGGTCTGGCTCGTCGTAGTCACCGCAGGCGACTCCTCCGCACCAGACGCACACCCAGGACGTATGCGAGCGACCCAGCCGCTCGTAGGGGCGCGGCCGGAAGTCGTGAGCCGCCCCCTCCACTGTGCACAGGAACGTCTCCACACTGTCCGTGCGAATCGGCTCTCCGCTGTCCCGGGAGATCGGTTCGCTCATGGCTCGTCCTCCTCCTTGACCGTGGCGACCAGCGTTGCTCCCATGTCGCGGACGTACTGATGGGCGGCTTCCTCGTCCACAGCGGCGCAGGTGAGCGCACCGTCGAGGTAGATGTGCCAGGTCCGAGTCGGGCGTGCCAGGCCGAGGTAGTCGTCCACGTCTTGCATCAGGACAATCTCGGCAGGAGGGCTGTCCCGGGGGGTCGGGTCCTGGGCGGTCACGACGGCTCACCAGAGGGGGTGGCAGCCACGGCAGCGCGCTGAGCGTCCACGCGTCCGGCGTGCGGGATACGCGTGATCTTCCCCATCCGGGTCGAGCACGGCAGGAAGGGCCGGTTCCCACATCGCGGGCACGGGACCTCGTCGTACGGGCGGTGTGGGCGGAACGTCTCCCCACTCCCTGCCTGCCCGCTCACGGCTGGACTCCGGCACCTGGCGCGCTGTAGGGCGTGTCTACAGCCGTCCGCTGGGCCTCCGTCGAAGGCGTCCGAGCACTCGGGCACTCATGGCAGATGCAGCCTTCGTGGTGCCCTGGGTAGCGATGCACGCCGTACAGGGCAGCGGTGCGCAGGAGGCCGTCGGAGAACCGGCGCAGGAGCATGTCCATCGGCGCGTGGCCGCCGTCGGGCTCGCCACTACAGGCGTAACAGAGCCGCAGCCCGGCGAGGTCGGAGTCGAGCCGCTCGCGCTCGTCCACGGCACGGCAGGCCGGGCATCGCAGCGGGTTCTCCTCGTCGCACCGCAGGAAGTGCTCCTGTCTGTCGATCATCTCCCGCGCCCGATCGCGCAGCGCCTCGGCCTCGGCCAACGAGAGGGCGGTCACGACCGCACGCTCCACGTCATCGGCTCATGGCCCAGTTGGTCGAGCACCTCGCCGTAACCGAAGCCGCCGCGTTCAGCGATTCGCTCAGGCCCCTGCTGCCTGGCGCTGCCGGGGAACCGACGGGCGTAGCCCTCCCACGCCTGCTCGTGCTCCCACCACGCGATCGTGCCGTGCGGCTTCCCACGGTCGCCCTGCACCGGCGCTCGCCGCCCGCAGACGCACGTGGCGCAGTGCTGCGCGTTCTCGGGGGCGGTCACGAGGACGGCTCCGAGGGGGAGGCGGGGCGGGGTGCGAAGGGCACGAGCGCGTCGGCTTGTTCCTCGTTGAGGAACATCGTCCGAGCCACCTCGCGGACAACCCGTCCGCGCTCAAGGCCGCAGCCACACCCGCAGCGCTCTCCCTCGCCTCCGGCCGCTACCGGGACCGGGGAGGTCACGAGGACACCGCCGGGCTCGTGGGTGGCGGCCTGTCGGTTGGCCTCGGCCATGCAGGCAGCGCAGAACGGCT